AACCAAGGGATATAGAGTCGTTGCCTGTAGCAATTGGAGCAACTACACTAAGAGTAGTATTCTCAGCATAAAGCGCTGGAATATCCTCAGCTGTAGCACCAATAAACACGGTAGCTGAACCACTAAGATTAATGGCATTGTTTGAGTTGCTGCTCTCGCTTACGGTGCGTGACAGCGTAGTGCCAGAACTTGTATAAGTACCTGTGCCTATTTCAAAATTATTACCGTCCTCAATGACATAACGAACCACATCTGCGTTTGCCACGCCAGCATCGGCAAAGGTCTGATAACCACTCTCAGCACTGCCAAGCGTAATGGTTCCAGTACCCGTTGTACTGGTGGACATCTTTGCCCGATTTTTAAGAACGGCCATAAACTACTCCTTATTAGGTAAGCTGAATAACACCGTTTGATGGGCTAAAGTCGATGGTAAACGTATCACCATCATTGAGAGTTAAGCTTGAGCCATAGTCATAATAACCAATTAACGGATCGGCTGGCGATGTTACAGTGTCATTATAAATGTAGATGTAACGGAACGCAGCAACACTACCGCCTGATGCAGTAAGCGTTAAATCAGCAAGAATAAGTTTGTAAACACCACCCGTTTGTCCAGATGAAGTTGTTGTTAAATTTCGAGGATTAGATCCAGAAATATTGCTGTAGCTTATTTGCGTTACATTACCAAGAATGCCATTACCATCAGCAGTTGGGTTAGAACTTTCAGATGATGGCGCTGTATCTGATAAAGCAATCACAAGTTGATCACTTTCTAAATCCATATTCTCAACGGCGTTTGCAACGAAGTCGTTTACTTTAACAAAGGACGCCATGTTTATCTCCTATCTGGCTTAGCTTTCGTTACCATAGTTACTAATTAATTTCAAACTTTACTGTCTGTTAGGTAAATACCCAGTCAGATCTTTTGCTGTATCTTTAATTACATCACCAGTAGCCATAGTTTCTATAAGAGGCGTCATGCGAATAAGACCTTTAGCTCCGTCTTGCACATCACCAGAAAGCATCTGCCCTACAGAGCTTAATACTTCATAACTCCAATCAGCAGGAGCACCACCTAAAGAAACTAATGCACCAATCTTATCTGGTGGAGCTTGAAACTTTGGTTGGATAGGAAAGTTGTTTTCAAATCCCATTTCACTAGCCATTGCTATACCTCGATAAGCCGCATCACTATAAATTGCAGCAAGACCTGAAAAGTCAAAAGATCTCATAATCTTATCTTCTAAATCCATATCCTTCCAAGCCCAGTTTGGAGTGCGTGTGTTTACAATCATATAGCCAAGACCCATAGCAACAGCTATATGAGACAAACGATTGCGGACTGCACCAGAGGCATGGTTAGCAGTAATTTTGCTTAAAGCACCCATTGTATAACTGTAAAAAGTAAACGGTAAAGCAAGCAAGCCACTTTCTACTCTACGATATCCTTTAACTCTTGGATCAACAGATGTTTCAAACGGCAACATTCTAGCTAAATGCTCTGGAATATAAGCAACACCACTCATTACAATGGGTTTATCTGCTGGCGTTCCCATAATAACTCTATTCATAACACCAGATGACAAAGCATTTCTAAATGCTTTAACAGCGGCCTCATCAGTCCAAGCCTCTGTGTTAGGCAAAAACAAACCACCTTGGCTTTTTTCATAAGGTGAATCAGCTATTTGTTTAGCAAGCTTAGGAGTAATATTATACCTAGCTAAAAACTCTTGTTCAAACTTACTAGCTTTACCAGCACCTAACTTAATTGCTGAGTCAATAATAGTATGCCCTCTAACTAAGCCATCAAAAGTTTTAATCGCTACAGTTATAGGCGCTAAACCATTCATAATATAAAAAGCATTGTTTAATTTATCAGGAATAGTTTTACTAAACACATCGTTAGTAAGGCTCTCCATGTATTTTAAATGCGTTATACCGCGTGTGATTTCTAAACCTTCGCCAGCAAGATTAAGTTCTCTCTTAGAAAGTTTTAAAGATATATCATCCATCGAACCAAGCACTGACATACCAATAGCTTTAAGCTCATGATCCATAAAAATCGAAGCAGTATCACCGATAGCAGCTAAGCCAGAGCCGCCAAGAAACGTCCAGCTTGTTGCTGTTCTAAGAAAGTCAGCTATCTTTGTATCTATAGCATCAGGACGTTTAAGGGTTGTGCCAACAACCTGATCGTAAATAGCAACAAAGTTTTTAATAAACTTATTTATTGTCTGCTCATTAACGCCATCTTTAATTAACCTAGATCTGTAATAATCTATTCGTGCCTCTAATGGCATTAGTTTACCAGTTTCTGGATCACGAAAACGTTTGTGGTATTCTAGTCGAGGGCCAACACGATTAGTGTAAGCAATCATAACTTCCTTAATGTCAGTCACAATGTAGTCTTTAATTAAGTGATTGGGAATATTAAGGCGACGAGATACAAGCGGGCCGCTGCGACCAAATCCAGTAAAAATTGCATCAACAGCATCTTCGTCTGTTTCTCCAAGAATGTTGTCTATAGTTTCGTTTGCTCTACGCTCAACAGATGCAGGGTCAGTTGCTAACTGTTGTCTTTTAAATAGATTGTCATCTCCTTTAACAATAATCTCAGGATTCTCGCGATACCAGTTCATCAAAATGTTTTTCAAACCTTCTCGGTCTGATTCAATTTTGCGGCGATTAAAGATACGCATAAGATAATTGCTGGGAGATTTAACCGATGGCATTTCATCAATCATATCCATAGCGTTATTAATTCTAGCTCTTGTGTCATCCATAGCCTTAGCTAAGTCTTGCAAGGCATTACGCATATCTGCTGTAAGATCTAATTCTTTATAAAGCAAAGCTAGCTCATCAATTGATTTTGCGTTTTGTATTTTATCAAATGCATCATCAAACTGACCTAGCAAAGTTTGCTTCATAACAAACTCTTCTTCTAAGTCTGTTTTAAATTTAACTTGCTTATTAGTAAGACCTCTGGTTGTAGCAGTTTTACTAAGTTGTTTAAGCTTGTTATTTATTTTTTCTAAATCTTTTGAAAGTCTATCTTGTTGTAGGCGCATCCAACGTTTGTTTTGCTCAACAATGCTTTTGGTAACACTTTGAAGCTCCATTTGCCGACCAACATTCTTTAAATAGTTGTCTTCAAAAAGATCTTTTGGATTAATAAGCCCAACTTCTTCTAGCTCTTTTCCATATTGTTCAAAGAATCCACGCGCAGCTTGAACAGACGCAGCCTCTTGTGACGTCATCTTATCATATGGCACTTCATCAACCATTAAACGACCAATGTGATTGTACCACTCATCAGGTGCAAAGCTATCCTTGCCTAGCTTGCGGAGAGTACGCTCTAAATATTCTCCAAAAGGAATATTAAAAAACTCAGCAGAACCACGTGGGCTTACTTCACGATAGTTTTGATTAATGACATCAAGCGCTTTAAACCAATCACCTTGTCGCCTTGCGGTTTCAGTAAATGCAGAACTGCCTACACTTTTACCAAGTTGATTCATAGCAAAAGGCATTCCATTATCGCCACCAAGCTGAAGCATATCCATCTTAGCCCAGTCTGGTAATAACTTATCTTGTATTGTTACACGAAGAGGCGTTGGTATTGCTTTCATAAACCAAGAATTATTAAACCACTCACCTGTAAATGATAAGTCTTCGCCTCTTTTTGCTGGCTCATCAGAAACACTATTAAGGTATTCTTTATACCTACGACCAAACGTTGCTTGCCTAGCTTGCGCAGAAATAGGTCTATTAAGCGCTGCGCCTATACCATATCCGAGTAAACCCCCAACAGCTGTTGTGCCCATTGTATAAAGCGCTGCATCTCCTATTTCAGCTATCGGGTCTTTACCCTCGCTAATCTCAGTAAGCGCCTCAATAAGCGTAATGCTGCCATCTACAACCGCTGCATCCAGAGCGCCGATTTTAGCAAGGTCTTGAGCAGTAAGATTCTTACCTTGCATTAATTGTTTTGCGCGCGCAATTTGTCTAACGCTTCCTTGAAAGCCTAAAGCATTAAGACCCCTGCCAAGATGCAAAGAGGCAGCAACACCGCCGTAAGGAATAGCAATAGACGCATGAAAACTAGGATCAGTAAGAAATAAATTAAGACCAGTAGACCGATTTAATATGCTTTGATTATTATTACGATTCTTAATAAACTCTAATGCAGATAAAAAGTTATCTTGAGAACCAATCCCAAACAAACGAAGATAACGGGCATCTTCTTCATTAAACCCTTGTTTTTCTATTACTGTTTCAACACGATTAATTGACTCTGGATCGTAAGTAGAAATCCTAGAATAAAAATTTAACTGGTTTTTTATTGGATTAAATATTCTTCCATACTGAGCATTACCTGTCTGCCCTAATGTTGGAACTGTAGACTGCATTGGCTGTCTGCCAATATTAAAAGGTCTTGCTTCTGGAACAGTTATTCTCATTTATTTAAACCAGTTATTATTGGCTTCTTTCTTAGGCTTCCATCATTATTATGTGTGTTTGTGTAAAGTCTGTCCCAAGCATATAAGGCTGGAAATGCAGCATGTTGCTGTTCTGGAGTCATGGTCATTATTTCAGTATCAGTGTACTGTGGATAAAGTTCAGTGCGTAATGGACGCGGTGGAACAGCATGGGCAGCTGCATATTGTTCTTTTAAAGAGCCATCAAGATTATAATAATTTCCATATTTAGAATCCCATGCTTCTATATCAGAAAATGCAGAAGCCAATTGATTTCTATTCATTGTCATAATTTCTGTATCAGTATATTTAGAATCTCGATTTGGCCTTGGTGGTACATTAGTAGGCAAGTTTTGTATCTCTTCTATTTCCTGCAAAGACAAATTTAAATCTTTAGCATTCTTAGATCCTGTATAAACTTCGCGGCGACTTCTAAAAATATTTAATGCTGTTGCATTATCACCAAAAATTTCTTTGTACGTTGCCATATTAGAAGGATTGTTAATAAATGTTTCTTCATCCATGTGAGGAAGACTTGCTAAGTAATTTATTTCTGCAATAGCCCTTTCAGACTTTGGAGCATCTGCATTGTTAGCTACAGTTAAATTATTAAAAGACTGAAGAGTTAGATCTTGTTTTCTTGTTGATTCAGTTTTTTCTAAAGTCCAAGTTTGATCATTAATCATAATAGGTTGAAAACTATCAAACTGATCTAGGTATCCAACCTCATACATAGGAACACCTGACTCAATAGACGAAACAACAGGATTGTATTTTAAATCTATATTTAAAGCAGCTAAACCTTGTCTTATTCTATTTCTATCAGATAGCTCTTCATTAGCGCCTACTCCAGTAGTAAATATTTCAACAATAGCCCTTGAAGTAAGAATCACATCGCTACCAAGAATACCACCTAAAGTAGAAGCCATTGCATCAAGTGCATTATCTCCTTTTAAAAGATCATTAAACTGACCTGAATCAGCAAGAAGATTTGTTAGCTGGTTTCTGTTTGCTATAATTTCATCATTTGAAAAATAATTATTCCTAGGAAATGCAGTGCTATCACCAATATAAGGCCCAACAACACTAGGATCTTTTTTCATTCTTGAAGTGTAGGTATTTATTACAGAAGATATTAAATCTTCAGTAATTACATTACCTCTTACCTTTTGCATTCGGAGCGTTGCTAATATTTCTTTTTTATAATTACTACTCATTGGATAAGTATCTAATGCTCTATTAATATTTCCACCTTTAGGCAAATCAAGATCTGCCTTAATGTCATTATCAACATTTCCATCGTAATTTCTAAACTCAAGCGCAATAGACAATGGCTCTACGCCCTGTTCCCGAGCAACAAAATTTAATGCAGAGTATAAAGCATATGTTTCTGGACTAAGGTTTTTACGCATTACATCTAAGTCAGTGCGTCGACCATCTTCGGTAGTGGCTTCAAGATTAGAGAATTTATCAAATACTTGAATTGCATTATTTAAAACATCTTCATTAAGTGAGGTAAGAGCGGATTCCATAGCTACTTTAGCAGATGGAAGTACAACGCCTTGATTAAAAGCTTCTACGATTTGAGGAAACTCAAGCATATTACCAGCAGTTATAAACTCATCTTTAAATAAATAAGAATCATACTCTGCTAAATCATTAGGGCTAGCAGTAGGAAGATTGCTTTGAATAGCATCTATCTTCATGCCAATAATATATCTATTGTTTTGCTCTGTAATTGCTTTTAGTTTTCTATCTAAATAAGCAGAAGTGCTTGAGGCATCAAACTTGTAAGCCTCCCTAAGCAAGTCGTAAGCTTCTTTAACATTGCCTTTTAAATCTGTTTTTTCTTGAGTTACAGCATTTTTTAAGTTTTGGATATCTGTCTTGCTTAACTTTATTCTGTCTACTCTTATTCTAGATTGTTCAGCAAAGTTTTGCCTAGCAAGTTCTCTTAAAGTTTGCTGCTTTACTTCATCTAAAGTAGAACTTTCTATGTTTGATAAGGCAGACTGAAAGCTTGCATTTAAATCAGTAGCGTTTTGAAAATCAATTAGACTTTGACGTAATCTGTTTTCTTCTTCTAAGTCAGCTTTACTTTCCATCCGCAATAAAGCCGCTCGTCTTTCACTAATCTCAGTTGCAAGATTAGATCTCTGCTCTTGAGTCATTCCTTGTATTTGTTTTGCTACAGACTCACCTTGATTACCACCAATCAAATCAGCTATTGCTTGATAATCTGGTGAAGATTCATCTAAAAGAGCTTCAGAAATAATGTCTATATCAGATGCTTTTTTTCCAGCTGCGTCTAAGTTTTTTTCTACCCATTTTGCTAGCAACTCTGACATTACTTCTTTTTGAACAGACTCGTCTTCGATTTTTGAACCTATGCCAACTATATCTATTACTGATGTTGAGGCGCTTATATTTGGACCTACTTCAGATAGAATGCTATTAGTCTGGTTCTCTACATATTCATCAGCAATAGAGGCAAAAGAATCTAAACCAGCAAGCAAAGTAGGTATGCTTGTTGTTGTCTTGGCTTCTAAAGCTAAAGTCTCTAAGTTATTACTGCCTATTTTATTAGCCAAGCTACTCATAATATTTGGCTTAGTAAGGCCAAGCTTAAATAAAGATTGATCTGAAGGCGACAGCGTAGAGTATATATCTATAAGATTATTGTTAGCATATAACCCTTCAAGCCCATCAATGCGATCATTAGCTGATCTCCATTGTTTAAATGTCATGCTGTCTGTGTCTTTTAAATCTAAATACCTAGCGCGAAGAGAGTTAGCTAAACTTGTTATGTCTTCATTAGATGCACCAGCCCCAATAAGATTAACCAGCTTTTTTTCATCAAGATAACCGGCCATTAACTGCTGATTTATTAATGCTTTCTTTGCCGCTTCAGCCTGTTTTTTTGCTAAAGACGCATATGTGCTAGCTACATATTCTTTCCCAGCTTCTTCAATGTATCTACTATAAGGAGTTGCTTCACCTTCTGAGTTGTACATTTCTTGTATGTAATTACTTATACGAGATTTATATTGATCTGCACTTGAAGAGCTAGATGCAAACTCTGAACCTTTAGCAGCAAACTCACTAAGAATAGATTCTTCAAATCTGCGATCAATCATGTTTTGATATGATCTAGCAGCAATAGTTCCAAATGAAGCAGGCGGCGTGTAAGCCACAGGCATATTCGTGGTAGGATCAATAGCAATTATTTTATCAGATGGTTGAGATTGAGCAGCTTTTTTACCAGCAGCTTCTGCATTTTGAGCAGCTTCTCTATATGCAAGTTGAGAAATCCTTGAGGCTGCGTTGCTAATGGCTTCACCTACTTGCGCGCCGCCAGCATCTGCACGAACAACACCAACGGGCTGATTAAATATCTGTGTCTTTTGTCTAATAACAGCCATTATGCCACCGTTTTATATTGATAAATGCCTTGAGCAGCAGTGCCAACAGCGCTAAACAAAGACGCAGTTAAAGCATTGTCTCCACGCCTTCTTTCAGCCATAGCCCCTGATTTAGACTTCATATTTTGAAACTGAATTTGTTGATCTATGCGACTAGTGTCTTGAGCAATAATTTCTTTTTGCCTATCTAAGAATGCTTGAACACTTCTATCAGAGCCAACATCACGACCAGCAGCAGCAAATGCAGCTATATTAGCTGATGTTGCTAAGTCATACTCTTCCTTTCTTGACCTAGACATTTGCATAGCTTGCGTTTTGTTTAAGGCTTGATCTGTTTTGATTTGAAAGGCATTTAACTTAGATGCTTCTTGTTCAGCTTTGCCAGCTGCGATTTGACCAAATACACTTAATGCACTTGATGCAATCATAGCCATTGTCATTGGTTCCATTAAACTATTAACTCCGCTACTATTCCATTAATCTGTAAGCCTAGTGGCTTGTCTTGCTCAATAGTTATCTGTGGATTTCTATTGTACCCCAAGGTCTTTACTTCTTTTTTGCCAGTAAAGCTTGAAGCAATAACATCGTTTGAGTTTACTTTCATTGAGTCTGTAGACTTAACGTCAACAATAATGTTGGTAATGCCCCTTGAGGTTCCAGTCGAAGGCCCATTGCCCATGTTTGCATCTATTGGATTGCTTATTAATTGTGTTGTAAACTTTTTACCTACATGGATAATATTATATCCAGAAGAAGAATATGCTGATAAGTCAATTCTATTTGCAACTCCACTAATATCTTGAACAGTAAAATCACCTAAGTTTATAATTTCGAAAGTGCTGCTAACAACAGCATTAACTGTTACTACATCTCCATTTGTATATAGAGGGCCAACTGTTAATGCAGAAGAAAAAGCATATGCTGTAGCAAAATCTAAATTAGGCATAGAAAAGTTACAAAGCTGCAACTTGTTTTCAGAATCATAAACATTTGCATAAAGCTGATCGCCTATGGCAATAACAGATCCAAACCTTCCATCTACAGTTACCCTAGTCCAAGCTGCTTTTTTCTCAGCTCTATTAGATGTAAACAAAGCTAAGTCACCATTGCTTAAAGTAAATGCTGCATAAGAATTAGGGAGATCAGAAAAACCATGCGAAACAGTAAGATACTTAGGATTATCTATAAGGTGAGATGCTAATGTAGATATAGTAGAAGATGTATATGCATCTTCTGAATCTGAATACAAATACTCTCTAACATTTTTTCCATTCTTTTGAACAAAAACAGTAGCGCCATCTATAGAAGCGGGAGTAACAAAGCTAGTACCATATGGTGTTTGCATTCTTATTTGAGCGTTAGTCGGAGTAATCGCTTGGTTTAAGTAAGTAGGAACATATAGCTCACCAGTAGCAGTAAAGACCTGCAAGTCACGGTTAGAAATTAAATATCTAATTTCGTGAGAATCACCAGTAGCAGCAACTAAGTTAATTGAATCATCGTCAGCAGCTTCACCTACATCAAAGTTAAAAAAGCTACCAATCTTGCTCATCCATATTGTATCAGGTTCAGATAACGTGCCACCAAAACACAATCTATTTTCATGAAAAGCAACAGCCGCAGGGTATCCTCTTACAGCAGAGAATGATTGCTCATCCCATGTTGTTGTTGGGGCATGACAAGATATAGACACTTGTCCACCACCATCTTCACTACTGCTTGCAGTATTACCAGCTTGATAGGTGTAGGTATTATCATCTATTATTTCTCTAACTTGATCTGTAACATTTAACTGAGCAGTATTAATACCGCCCGTTGCAGAAGCATCTTGTACTGTAATTTCATCTCCTACATTAAAACCATGCTCAATCTGAGTAACCTCAACTGTGCTTGAACCATCTCTTGTTCTAAGAGGATTTAAAACAGATAAGCGAGCAACAAGACTATCTGTAATAATAACAGTAGCTTGATATGAAGACTGAACACTTACTATGTCCATTTCAGATTCATGGTATCTTAATGTTACCCCAACATGAGTAGAGTTTAAATAATCTGAACCTGTTTTACTTCCAGTAATATCAAAATACTTTACAGCGGTCTTTTCACCAAGGCCAATATTAATGCTAACTATAGGCCCACTTACTGATACTGTGGATACAACTGAAAACAATTTGCTTGTAGTAACAGTAGCGTTGCCAGTTGGGCCAGTTATTGCTTCATAAATATCATTAGATTCATTGTCTTTTCCAAAAATAGTAAATGTTTTACTAGAATTAGAAGTAGCATTTGGAGATGTAATTGTAACAATTCTAGCGTTAGGAATTGTAACTTTTGAATTACTTACAAGCGTTCCATTTAAAGTCATTTGTATACTGCCTGAGCCAGAAGCACTCTGCTCAGAACAAATTGCATTTACAATAGCAGTAGACTTGCTACAAACCTCTACATCTACATTTGATCCAGAAACCGCAGAAGGATCTAACGTAACACCACTAGCATGAAATTTTGAATATGGCTGATAAGTAACTTTATTATCTGCGCGCGCATCAAATGAATAAGTATCTATTTCAAAAGAAGTAAGGCTTGTTCTAATAAGCATTCTAGGTGCAAACAAAGGATGCGATATAAACATTACATCGCCATACTGAGCAACAGTATATTCTTGCAAATAGTCTTCATCAAAAGGAAGTGCTGCTCCATCAACATCCTGAGTTAATGTTGAGCAAAGTGTTAAGTTATTATTACTCTTCTGGAAACATCTTACTTTTTGATGCTCAACTGAAATTACATACTCTTCATTTGAATCAAAAACAAATTTAAACAAATGTGATTGCTCGTGAGCAGAATCATACGTTAAAGAATAAGTATATTGATGCTCTAAACCTTTACGTTTTATTACAGCGCCCTCTGGTGCAACAAGAAGGTTTTCTAATCTTTGAGCCGATTGGTTGTAAACAGGTGAATCTGTTCTCATTATTAATGAGTCACTGATTTCTCCATACTGAAAGCTGTTAATTGGAACTCTTACTTTCTGCATTAACTGCGCCTTTCAGCAATAAACCTCGATGTTGTTAGCTTGCGCGTTGTTTGCTGCTGAGAATCAATGTTCCTAGCTTTCATAAACAATGCCGCAGCTTTCTGCTCCATTAACTGAGCAAGCTGTGCATCTCTAGCCAAAGAGATTGCAAAGGAACCAGCAAGAGTAAACTCAATTGCTGTAGTAAAATAAGAAGGCCAGCTAGACTCAGGCGCTCTCTCAACATAATCTAAGACAACAGTATCGCTTGCATCCGCGTCACAGAATATTTTATTGCCGTAGATGTCGTACTTAATTAGTGCATCATTAATGGTTGCGCTTATTACGGTAACGCAAGATGCTGGAATATGATAAGACGCTGAGAACCTACCCTTTGGGGCAGTTGCTAAACGTGTAAGATTTATTTGAGTTGTAGCAAAGCGCCAACGAAAAGAAGCAAATGAAGTCTGAATAATGTCTTCATATAAAGCATTAGCTACTTTTGCTTCAGATGTACTAGCTGCAAAGTCGGTAATCCCGTCAGCACCAATAAGATATAATGCGTTACTTGCAACTTCTAATGATGAATCAGCTACTCTTGGCATGTTGGTTTGGGGGCCGAAGCCCCCACTCCTTTATTAATCGCCATCAGTTTCAGCAATGGCAGTGCCATCTGAAACATCGACTACAGTGCCAGTGTTCGATAGAACATTAACAAAGTTTGTTGTTGGTGTGTTTGTATCACAAACAATGATTACATCACGAACAGAAAGCATGTTTGCTGCATCGTTAAAATAACCGCTTGTGTTTACAGTTCCAATAGCATCGGCAGAGCTATAAAGCCAAAGATCACCATTAGACGCACCACCAAGACGAGTAAGGTTTGCTGAATTATAAGCCATGATTAATCCTCTTAGTTATTATCAAGGACTTCATAGATACCATCGCTATCAATAACGACAGCACCCATAGACATCATTGATGTGGCAAGGTGTGAGACTTTTTCCGCAATATAGTTTACCTCAGTTTGAACATCAGCATTTACGCCAAGCCCTACTGAAGATGTATGGTACGAAAAGTTTTTACCACCAGCTACAGCAGACGTTGAAAAGATCTTGAATCCCAAGAACTCTTTCATTGTCATACCGCCAGCAAATGGCAGATTCTGAGGGCCAACGTAATCAGAAGAAGCAAACTCGTTAATGTTAAACAAGTCAGCAAAACCAGAAGGAGACATAGCTAAATAGCGTTGCCCATCTTCTGGAACGTCAGCATTTCCAAGAGTTTCAAACAATGACAGCAAGTCAGCTTTGCTTACTGCGCTGCCAGTTGAACCAATCTGAGTGCTGTTAGCACCAGCATCCATTGCTGTGACCAAGATTTCATCAGTCTTACGACCAAGTGCAGCAGCAGCAGATTGAGCTACAGCTTGACGCTCGTTGATGTTAATCTTTAAGTCATCAAGCTTGTCCATGTACTCTGAGGCATAGAAGTCAGCCATTGTTACTTCGACATTGGTGTGCGCTAACTCCATTGGAGTTACATTACCGTTGCGAGATTTAGTACTTGCAGTGCCTTTTCCAATTACTTGGAAACGAGCAGTTGAACCTGTGACATTTGTCGTACGAACAGTATTCCGTAACTTGGAACCCATACGCTGATACGCCATATGTACTTCAGTTTCAAACTGCTTGATAAAAGCTACGTCTATAGTATTAGCCATTTTTACAGTCCTATTAGAAGTTTCAGTTAATCACAGGTATCCGCTTTTCTATCTCAGCGAGGGTATCCTTACGGGCCTCTCAATGTATTACGGGCTGTCGTGGTTCATCATAAACACAATTTTGATCTAAATTGCAACGAACAAATTCAACATACTTATTTCCGTTCTGCGTAGACACACCAACAGGATCAAAGCCTAGCCACGTTGCCCAGCTTACCATGCCTTCGTAATCAGCAAGAATTGTCATAGACATATGCGATTGGCTTTGATCAAAAAACTCTACCAACATCTTTGATCCACGCGCTAGCATAGTAAAGTTTTCCCTTATTTTATTGGAGAACATAGCAAACATTTGAGGCCAGTCTTGATCTTCGCAGAACCAAAGACCGCCAACAAACAAAAGCTCACCCCCATCTTTACGACAAACATAAGCCTCAGATGTTTTGCTCATTACCTCTAATGCAGTCCTTACATCGCAGTATCCAAGTAATTTTATTTCTCTGCGATTTTCTTTTGAAAGAACTTTTTCAAGCTCATCAATGTGAAAAGATTTAAGGGGAGTCAAATAATAACTCCCCCTTTTTATAATCTTAACTTCTGTGAAGTCGTTGCCAGCCATCGTCTATCTGCTTTATATAGTTTGGATCTCTACTTTTAGGCTCCCAATATCTTGGGTCTTTCATCAATTCCTTTAATCCAGTCTCATCAAGAGATGGAGATGGGCTAGTATTACCAGCAAAATTACCATCCTTCATTTTTTCCATAATGGTTTCTAGCGCTATAATGCCTTCGTGAGATTCGCACATACGCTCAATTGCTGGCAGTGCATCTTCTGGAAAAAACTTATTAGCAAACATAGACGCAGCTTCAATTCTTGTGCTGGCATTATCACCAAGCTTTGCTGACTCAGCTTCTATATCTGGCTGGCTTCCATTAATTGCCTGAGCATACATTTCTATGCCCTTTTGAAACTCTTCCTGACCGTAGCCGTTTTCAAAAGAATGTTCAGACCACCACTGCAAAAGCTCATTATCAACAGCAAGATCATCGTCAACAATATCTGGAAGCTGATAATCACCAGCAGTTTCTGGCCTATCAGCAAAAGCTTCTGTTTTTATTTCCTCAAGCAAAGCCTCTCGTATTTCTTCATCCTTGCCACCAAGCTTGGATTCAAGTTCCTTATACGCTTTTGCTAGGTCTTCACCTGTTTTATATTTTTCAGGCAACCACTCTGGGCGCTCAGGTGCAGCCGCTTGATCTACATCCTCTTGAGTTACAAAATCACGGCCATCTGCTTCCGCTGCTTCGATTGCTGATTCATCATTCATTTGTCTTTACTCCTATGTGCATGTGATATGCGCTGTTCAAGAAGGCCAACAATATATCGCTGCCCCTCTATATGCCTTAGCTCTTCTGTAGATACATTAGGCCCATTAACCATCTCAATGGTTACAGACCTGAGATATTGAAGCACAGCCTTTCCAGTAGGCGTGTTAAATATTTGAGCTATATTCTTACTTATTTCAACGTCTCTATCTACGTGACGCTGTATTCCGTCTATGCCAATATTAGCCTTCGTCGCCAACTTGCATTCCTTGTTGCTGTTGAGCCATTTGCTGCTGAGCCATTTGCTGTGCAACCGCAGCTATTTGTCTACGCTGTTCCTCATCACGAATCAAGCTCTCTGGTACACCAAACTTTTTAGATAAAAATATAGCTGTTTTTTCTGAATCAATTAACATCTGCATCATCTCAGGGCCAAAGGCTCCACCAACAAGCTCTAAGAAACGCGCAACACTTGAGATATCCTCATTTGCTTGCGCTTGAGCAAGAGGAGATACAGAACGCACTTTAACCTCCCTACCATTTACTGTAGGTACTTCTATGCGGCCCTGCTTCTTTAGGATGTAAATTACACGCTGAAGTACGGGCTGCACGAGTTCTGCTTGCAACCTTCCAAATGAAGAACCCATTCTCCTAGATAAGTCAGCCATTCTTTCGGCTACCTCAGTTGCAGTCGCAGGAGTTTTGTTAGGATCAGCAAGCATATCCATGAACAAAGCCTTACGAATATTAAGGCGCATATCATTAAGAACAAGCTGCGCTACATCAAATCGACCCGCTGCTTGTATAGGCTGAAGGCCAGCAGACCCCATAGCCTTTGGTATAATCGTTCCCGGTACTAAATTAATTGTATCAACATTAACTACACCATCATCTTCCATCTGATATATACCAGATATAGACATCTGAGCATTTTCAAGAATAAGCTCAATAGTTAAGTTCGTAGTTTTAATAGCAGATAGAGCATTAAGAATAGGCCCACGACCATATACTTCACCAGAACACTTAGACCATCTAAAACAAATAAAAGGATTAGACCCCACACCCTTCATTTGTTTTTCGTATAGCGTTGTTTTGGTACTCATGCAGAATGCATAGTGATAGTAAGCTTCTTCGTTTCGCTTACTATAGTCGCGGCATACAAGTTCAAGAACAGTAGTTTCTCTATCCTTGCCCATTTGCTGCTCAACTTTTGGGTCAAACTGACCATTAGGGAAAAGAATCCGTAGTTCATCAAAAGGGATCTTTTTGCGCTCTCTAAATACATGATCAATCTTATCGTCTGGCCCAGTATCAAGTACGACATGTGGAAGGGGTATTGCGGTAAAGTTTACTGGATTAATTGAATCCCCTTCTTCGACGCACAAGACACCAGTACCAACAGCCAAGTCCATGAAAGATTCATGAACCTCTTGGCTAAAATTAGAGTTTTGTAATACCTCGAATACATATTCAGTAACTTCATCTAGCTCATTATCAATCGCTTCACGCTGATCCTTTGGCACTTCACTGCCAGACATAAGATCAGCCCACCTAGCAAAGTTAGGCACAATGCCAGACTGCAATCTGCTAGCAAACTCTTGAACACCAACTACCGCTGTTTCATCAAAGATCTTTTCATCTCTGCGTTGTCCAGCTTCTTCATAATAAAACGACTCACGTTGAGGCAGAGCGTATTCATAACACTCCTCAAAGAGAGGAACCCAGTTTTCCCGAAAGGCTTTTGCCTTCTGGTACTTCTTTAGTTTTTGCTCTGCCAATGTATTCATGAGTTAAACCGTCCTAAGAATCCAGCGCCGCCAGCACGAAACAAGGATCTACGACCACGACCGCCGCGCATACCGCGTTGTTGCGTTTTTGCAGATAAAGCCTCGCTAATATCTTCACGTTTGCTTCCTGCACGTTTTTCTACTTCTTCTCGCTTAGCTTGTTCTGCTGCAATTCTTTGATCTGCCGCTGCTTGCTTTTCGTCACTAGAAGGCCCACTTGGAAAACACATAGCTATCTCCTACATCCTAGACCAAACGCTAGCGGATCTTCGCATACGTGGGCCTTTGTTAAACACATCAAAGTTTCTTTTAGCTACTACAGGCTTAGACGGTTTCTGATTATTCATCAAGGCTCGTCCTTCGCCAGCACCTAGCAAGAGGTATTGAAGCGCATCATGAATATGCGAATACATGTTTTTATCTGGTTTGTCAGCATATCTTTCACCAGACACCTCCATGCGCTTATACTGATAGCCACCCTCAAAACCTTTAATAAGCTGTGGGCAACGCCTATCAATTAAAAATGCTGGCTTACCTTCGGTCATCTTGTTCAGCTGGGAGCTAACTGATTCAAGACGTAGGTCAACAGAGTTGGAGGGCGCTGGAAACGCCTTCAAGCCAGCACCGCGCAGAATATGAAAAGGAGTCGATTCATCAGTCTGCGCTCTAAAGTCTCCCGCTGGATCGCCATAAATATATACATCAGAACATTCTGAAAACCTTGTGGCTATTTCTTGTCGCAGCACCTCGGCAAATCTTACAATGCCCATATCGAATGCAACGACTTCAGCTTGGATTAGCCATCTTCCCCTTACCTTTTGCCCTAGCACGGCGGCGGGGGTTAGGCCAAAGTCTAAGCCTACATAAAGGGGCAACGAAGCGGCAATGGCGATTTCTTCTTTTGCAACATGTGTGTCTGCTGCGAACATTGGGTATATAGGTTTGCCATCTTGAATGGTTCCAAGCTGGTTCATTACATAAACATCTATCCAACTTTTTGTCTTACCTTGAATTAAATTAGGGTAATAAGACTTCAACATATGCTTTGTGTTCTCAGCCTTAGTGTTTGGAACGTAACCCTCTACTTCACCTTCTTCATTCTTCTGCGCCACCATCCCAGAGGGCTGCGTATAGAAAGACCAGTTGTCTGGTTTAACCAGCATCTTAGCTTGCTCACGCGGTATATGATCTGGGATTGGAACCTCTCCAGCCATAATGGGCCACCAATGATCTTCTTCAGGGGCATTGGTATCGGCAATAACGCCAGTCCAACTAGGGCCACCATCACGCATAGAAGGAAACCGCCCAACACGCATCGTACAGGCATCAATAATACTTTTAGGAATCTCTCGCGCCTCGTTAATCCAGATGCCGGTAAGTTCCAAAGATAAGAGTTTTTTAACATCTTCTGGCCTATCAAGTGCAAGGAAAATAACCTCAAGGTCTATGTCTCCTTTTTTAATGCGGTGAGTGTACGGAACAGACCAAGTAAATCTACCCCAGTCGCTTTCGGGAAACCAATCAAGCCAAGTCTTAATAGTGGTAGTTCTTAGCTGTGGATTGGTATTACGAATAATAGCCCAACGGCTTTTGCGTATACCGCCCTCTGATTTCTTTTGAGAAAGCGCGCGGCGAAATACTTCAACACAGCAACCAACAGACTTACCAGAACCAACTGGGCCTCTTATGCCACGAAAGAAAGTGTCGTCTTTCATAAAAGCTTTGAGTACGTCACCATCTGGTTTGTACTTGAAGTCAGTCATCTAAGCCCCTTGTTGACTCCAAAACGAATCATGTTTTCCACAACCTCAGGCGCAATACTATTTATAAGCTGATCGCACTTATAATCATCAACAAATGATTCGCCCAACTTATCAACCACATGAGCAAAGTGAACCTTGCGTACTATCTTACGCAGCATACTAATCTCTTCTGGCTTTAGCGTAGAGGTAAAACTCATGTTCTGTACTGCCTTACTTTCTTGGCAATAGCTTTCGGTTGAGCCACATGCTGCTTACCTGCTGCCTTACCCTTTCGTTTAGCTCTGGTTGTAGCTGCATATTCAGAATCACTAAGAGCAGCAATAGCCTTACTAGGAAGATAACGCTCACCAGTCTCACTAGACTTTTTGCCAGACTTAGTGCGCCACTTCTGCTTGCCCCAATTAAGCAGCGATTTTTGAGACTTTTCCATGCTCTAACCAAATATCCCCGCAGCCAAGATCATCAACCTTGCAAATAAATTTTATGTCTTGGGCTCGAAGTTCATTAATAATATTAAGCATCATGCTTACACTTAAAAATTCAATTCTCATTTATACCTCCAATTAGTTTGCCTTAGGTTTATACAAAGAACGCTTAGAATATTCCTGAGGCATCATCATTCTGCCACCAGCGCCGCCGCTTTTACCAGACATTTTTGAAATCATACGATTAATTGCTTTAAGCCTAACTCGCATGTTCTTTTCTTTTTTTTCTGATGCTTTCTTTTCCGATGCACTAGGCTCAAAGCTAATAGGATGATCTTCAGGATTAAGCTCCTGAAACATCATTTCATTCGATATATTAACGTCTAACTTATCGCGCTCTTTTTTTAAGCTAGAAACAGTCACACGATTCTTTGCATTAGTGTTGCGAATAACTTTTGTCTTACGGGCCATTATGTATATCCTCCACCAGCAGCCTTATACCGCTTTGCTAAGAGTTGCGCCTTCCTTGCCGACCACTTGCCAGCAGCAGTGCCTTGAACATTCGCAGCCTTTATTCTGTTGAACAAAGACTTTCGCATTTTGGGCTTGGTATAATTACCAGCAGCATTAACAGCCATTACATATGCTTCCCTTCTTTATCCCACTTAGCCTCAATAGACTGAAGCTGCTTTAATAAGCTCTTATATCTAGGGTGCTTATCCCTAATGTACTTAACTGCATTGCCAGTAACATTAATATATCTACGCTTCATCTTGTCTGACATTGAGGCATCAGGTTCGTCACGCTCAACGTCAGGAACCATCTCCTCGAACTTAGCCATCTCCTTAGAAAGCCGGTCATAACGCTGCTCTACAGTTTCAGCCACTACTTCTTCTTTCCACTTGGCTTCTGCTTGGGAGGACGCCCAATCTTAGATCCATAAGTTCCCTTACCCTTTGGCATTAGTAATCTCCTATGTCAGTGGGCATCAGCAAAGAACGAGCCTGATAACCCTTTCGCTTTACATCTTCTAGCTTGGGCTTATCCCTCTTGACCTTATCCATAGCCAAAGAAGGTAACGCACCAAACGTAGGCTTCTGAGCCGCGTATAGCGCTGAAGCGCTAGGTCCACTATTTCCAAAACACATTACGCAGAACTCCTATTGTTTCTTACATACCGACGAGCAGCCTCAACAGAACCAAAGCCCCACTTCTTTAATGCTAAAGCCTTGCGAGTCGGCTTACCCTTCTCATCCTTCATCGGCCCCTTCATTCCTGCAAACCGAGCAGCAAAAGAAACCTTCCGCGACTTCTCTCTATCACTCTTAGGCTTACCCTGAACAGGTGGCCTTAAATTAGCACCCTCAGTTTTCTTAAAATGCCGCCGACCAGCAGCAGTCAAACCACCAGTCTTACTTTTGTGCTCTTTGCGCATAACCCTTACTCTTCAATAAAAGCTTCGCCTTGGAATTAGACTTCCGAATAGGCATCTTCTCTGGTTTCTTAGAATATCTCATTTCTCACCCTTAGCAGATAAAATATTTTTTGAGAACCTTTTTTAAGAAAAATGTGAACGGGGGATCAGTAACATAGCGTGAGCTTGCAGTTTTTCCCCCACCCCCTACCCCAGATCAATTGAAACCTTTATGTCCCCCGCCACCTGAACCTGAGAACGATCAATGGGTTTATACCCAGCACGATCCAGCAAATCCTTGCTAGCTTCAAGCTGAACATACTCAGACTTAGCACTCGTAGCCAACCTACGCACTGTACCAGCAGCCAAGGTAGCACTTAATCCAAACTCATCATTCATCCGCTGCATCAGGTACTGCTGCACATGTGGCAACTTCATTGTCTTGGTTGCAGTCACTCTTCCAGATTCACCCTTAGCATATCCAGCCAACTCTGCTGCTTGTGCTATCGTGCAACCTTTTGCTACAATCGTGTCTACTAACGCTGTCTGTTTATCAGTCAGCTTCTTGTTTGCTGGAACCATGTCACCCCTGTTTTCTAAGCTCAGTCATTATTAAAACATCTATCGTATGTCTCATTCGCTAGCCCCCCTCTCCCTCTCTCCCCCCATTACGACACTATTCCTACATTGGTTGTCAATAGTGACGTTACGTAACTATACTAATTACCCTACGTCACACTTGATTATTACAGTTGACAGGGCGTTCCCCCGCAAGCGGGGTCGGCATTGCATCGCGCAAGCGCGACGAGTACATGGTACTCGGCAAAGCTGCTGCACCTAACGCGATTGGCGTATCATGGCATTGAGCCATGACTCGCCAAGCAGGGTTCAAAGGCCACCCTTGCAACCCGCTAGCCTACCCCAGCGTACCGATAGACATTCAGCCCCTAAGATGTGGGCTGAATAGTCTTTTAGTTGCGACTCAGTTGAGGGGGTCGCTCACACGCTCCCGCAAAGTGTTTCGACTAAACGATCATCGGAATGATGACCGTTTACCCCCCCTGTTTTTCTATGTGGGTTCGACTAATCTAAGGATAGATCAATCTCTGAGCGGGTGTAATTCCCCGCACAGGTGATTGATCATGACGACTCAAGGCTCTGCACAATGACGCTACGTCAATCAAGTTGACGTTGCATCATTGCTGGCCCAGCGAAGCTGGCCTTCGGGCCTTGACCCGCCACCTAAGATTAGCCGTGACCACAGGCGTTCTTTTGAACAATAACCTATTAACTTATGGAGAAGACAATGCAGTATCATGAATGGATAGATAGATTGGAAGATAAACTAGCAGAAGTAAACAGAGCAATAGAAGAACTTCGGGCGTCGACTAGCCGTCAAAGTCAAGACTTCCCAGCAGAGCTGGCGCTTCGCGATCTTGACTTGGACAACTAGACGGCGCTTCCGATTAGTGTCGAAAGACAATAACACAACTTAATGAGAAAGAGAGAACGACATGGATAAGAAACTAGCTAAGATGATTAACTCAGACCTGAAAGCAGCTTACACAGGTGAAGATAACGTAACACTAAGCCAAGCGGTAGCGCGGCTATGCGCAGAGTTCTATGACCCACGCATGGTATTTGATAACGACAAAGGCTCGTACACAGAAGAGAATATCCACAAGTGGGAACAGATGTTCTTTTTGCAGAACATCGCAAACCACCTATGGGCTAAGATGTACGATACCCGTATGGACAAGAAGGGCTACGTCAAAGGCGTTGCTATCAAGCTAGACCGTGCGACACAGCACTTGAAGAACGTCACTGCTAAGCACGATGGCACAGAGATTTCCCTCAACGCCATTGACCAAGCCAACGACTGGCAGGACAGGCTACAAGACAAGCTCGCAATATACGAAGAGCAATACCACATGTTTGCCGACATGATGGAGGTAGCAACAGGCATGGCACACAAGCCATACCAACCATGGACAACAGCGATTGATGAAGCACCAGCCGCATCAAGCGACAAAGAAGATGCCTTGGCAGCAAAGCTGGCAGAGAAAGGCATCGATCTCAAGCCAGCCAGTGTTGCAAACACTGATGGCGTAGAGACACAAGAGGTAGCGTAACAGGAAGGGGCTTCGGCCCCTTTTTTATTTGGACAGGTTCCTCTGGGAGCGCGCCAAAGGAAGTGAGTGTGTGCAGCAGTAAGCTGCATGTAGTCACCAGCAAAATCAAACTTAAAAAAGGAAAACCAAATGTTAAAAACAGTTTGGATTGCATTCGTAGCATTCTCTACGCCAGAAGATTGCAATCAGTTTATAGAAAAGAATCCGTCACTTGTTCATGGTGAAATACAATGCGTCATTCATAAACATGAGGTGCCAGCAATAAGACCAAAGCAAAAACCAAAAGCGTCCGAGTAATATAGTATAGTGACGTAACGTAACTAATGACTTTAACTATTGTCGCTGCAATAATGCAGTACATAACCCACGGAGAACTAACATGAGACTAAACTACATTGACTACGCAGATCTACCTTTGTCTGTAATGTTTACCAAAGGTGACATCAATGCAATCCATAAGTTTCTTAAAGATAACACAAGTGCAATTGCTAATTGCGCTACGCCACATGCAATGGAACAAATTGCAGTTTGCTTTGCAGACATAAATGCAAAACTAGAGGAGGTATAACATGAAACATTTCTCAATGAGTGACTTCAACTTTCCAGTTGAGCAGCAACCAATCCACGATCAGCTTGGCAATATCATTGCTGGTCATCAAGCCGTTGTGCGTACCGACACCGATCAGGTGTTGGGCGTACACGGATCACGCTACAAAATTGTATCACACGATGATGTAGTTAACTCAGTTCTCGACGGAGTAAAGTCAGCAGATCTATCAACTGATTATGAAGTAAGCGTTGATGTGCTTGAAGACGGTCGCAAACTAAGAGGTGAAATACTATTTAATAATCTTACTGTTGAACCAGCAGTCGGTGACTACGTTAAGTTCCGAGTTAGCTTCTTCAATAGCTACGATGCATCTTGGTCCTTCTCTCAGCAAGCCAATGGCTTACGGCTATGGTGTCTCAATGGTTGCACTACACCTGACACGGTAGCGCGTAGTAGATACAAGCACACTGCATCTATCAACGTCGAAGGCGCAGCAGCCAAGGTAGTCAATGGACTTGAGCACTTTCAGTCTCGCAAAGATGTCTGGCAAAGCTGGATGCAAACCAAGCTAGAGCAACCCCAGATCGAAGACTTCTTTAAGAAGACTGTCTGCAAAGCATTCACACGTCAGCAGTCAGTCACCAAGACCAACGAAAAGCAACTAGAAAACTTGCTAAGTATTTGGAGTGACGAGCGCAGCAGCCTCGGTTCCAATAAGTGGGCACTATACAACTGCCTTACTTACTGGGCTACGCATACACAAGATCTGCGTAAGCCAGAGATTGCTAAGTATAATCGTGAACTACAAATTGCTAGCGCAATGAAATCAAAACAATGGATGGAGATGGCATGAGACACGGTGAAGTATACAGAATGAATAGTGCTTGGTGGTTTAGCAAGCGCACAGATGGCAGCACATTAGTGCTGTCAACCAAACATAAAACAAAAGCTAAAGCATTAGCTAGAGGACAAGAGGAGCTTAACGAAGGTCGTATTGATAACCTTCACACATGGAAAGGTAACGGGTCATATGAATCTTGTATGGCTATTTGTAAATCAAAGGAGAACCACAATGAACTATAAAATTGAAAAGAATATTCCAATATCTGAACACGGACATAACAGGTCAGGTCATTTGAGAAAAATTATAAGAAAAATGGAGGTTGGAGATAGCGTTGTTGTTAAAAATAGAAAAAAAGCAAATAGCTTTTCTCTAACTATAAAAAGACTGGGTTATAAAGCAGTAACTAGAAAAGTTGATAACGGTATTCGTGTGTGGAAAATGGAGAACAAAAATGCGAATGAGTAAACAACACTATGAATTTATTGCAGACACAATTGGGCCAATGGTAGGTTGGCCCTCTCACCTGCACTCAATAGCTGATGAGCTAGAGAAAACTAACCCACGTTTTAATCGTGAGAAGTTTTTACAACGTGCAACCAAAGCTTGGGAGGACAACCATGACATACCAGATGTTGATGACTACATCCCTTATTGAATGCCCAGAGTGCTACGGTCATGGCACTCTGACTTACACTAGGTTTATTAGGCAAGGTTTTGATGTCGATGTAGGCTACGAAGAAGAATACAAAGACACTTGCTTTAACTGCAATGGTGACTGTGAGATTGAGATAGAACCAGAAGATCTTGACAATGATGAATGAAGTGCTGCACTAATGCAGCATGAAATCATATCTCAAATATCTAGAAGACAAAGCAGAGGGGTGCAATATCCCTTTGCTTAAAGCATTCAAGCAAGCTGATGTACCAACCTCAACTTACTATCGTACAATAAACTTAGTGTCTGAGCTTAGATATGAAACAGCAAGTAAAGTTTCAAATGCTATTGAGTATCTACACAAGGCTAATGAAATGAGAGAACACGCAAAGAAAGTAGGCCCATCAAAGCGCAAGAACATTTCAATTAGATCTAAGTTTAAAGCTTGAAAAAAGCACAAGCTATTAACTGCATTGCTTGCGAAACAGAAACAACTTGGTTCGTTGCAATACTTAAAAACAATAGCGGCGGTACATACGAGAAACATTGGTACGTCTGCCTTCATTGCTATGAGGAGGACAAGTGGCAAACCGTAACAAGAACAAAGGAACTTACCACGAAAAGTGGTTCGTCGACTGGCTTACGAAAGCGGGTATCAAAGCCAAGAGGCAACCCCTCTCAGGCAGTTTGGGAGGAGAGTATAGCGGAGACATCAAACTCGAACTCTTCGGTCAAGAACTGGTGGGAGAAGTAAAGTATAGAGACAAGTCTAACTTCCCCAGTCCATACACAGTATTAGATAAGCGAGACATTGCTTTTTACAAAAGACGGACAGGCAGTCCGCAAACGTTAGTCATAATGACTGGCGAACAATTCCTAACATTCATGGAGAACGCAAATGGAATCACAAAACAAAATGATAAAAGCTCACCTTGAAAAAGGTCATACCTTAACTTCGTTGGGAGCATTAGATTTATATGGCTGCTTTAGATTGTCAGCCAGAATATCTGAGCTAAAAACTTCTGGCTTTCATGTAGAAAAAAATATGATTGAGCTAGCAAACGGTAAAAAAGTAGCGGAGTATTACAAGCCATGAAAAAACCTAAATCAATAGGCACTGCTGTAGCTAGCAGCGTGTGGGATGCACACATTACCAAAGCCACAAGCTCACCACACTATGCTAAAGAATACAAGAAATATTCTTATGTACTAGATGAGTATGAAATTATAGCCAAGCGCATTAAAAATGGTGAGCCTGTTGGTGAGTCATATCTTAAAGGCGAACAAAAGAAAAAACTTCTTGAGCTTACTGACTTACACCACGCTGACTTCAAAAAATACCTTGAGTAAGCTGCGCATATGCAGTAGAGTGTACAAATAGAAAGCCATTTAAATGGTTACAAAGGAGAACTAAATGAACCGCAAAGGTTTCATAGGCGGCAGTGACTGCGTAAAAATCATGCAAGGTAACTGGCTTGAGCTATGGCAGATCAAGACTGGTCGCGTAGAGTCAGACGACTTGTCTCGCAATATTGCAGTACAGCTTGGTAGCTGGACTGAAGACTTCAATCTTAAATGGTTTGAACAAGAGCATGATTGCGTATTGTCTGGGCATCAAGAAGAACTAGAAGATATGATTGGCACTGTGCCAGCTAAAGGCATGATAGATGCTCGCTGGGGATCTCGTATTGTTGAAGCCAAGCACACAAATCCATACAAAAATATAGATGACATTATTGAATACTACATGCCGCAGATACAATTGTACTGCTACTTGTCAGATACAGATGGTGCATACTTCTCAGTAATTTTTGGCAACAGCAAATGGGAATCAACCTATGTCTCGTACAACCACAAGTATTTCAATTCTATGTGGGCAGTGGTGTCAGACTTCTGGGGTTACGTTGTACGCGACGAAGAACCGATTGGTATTCAAACGCCAGACATCTCCATTGACAAGGTTGAGGTGGACAACATGGTCAAGCGAGACGCCAGCACAGACAACCAATTCATCGACGCAGCAATTACCTACATCAACGGGTACGAACATAACCGCGTGTTCGAGAACGCAAAGAAGGATCTCAAAAACATGGTCAGTAGTAACGAACGAGAAGTTTACTGCGACCACCTTACAATCAAACGAGACAAGCGGGGATCACTCCGCATAATAAGGAGAACCTAACAATGACTAATAACCTCGACATCTGGAACAAGCTAGCCTCTTCAGACCCCAAATATCTGAAGAAGGTTAGCTTCGGAAGCCGATCATTCACCGCCATCGACCCGCAATACCAAGTCAGAAAGATGACCGAACAGTTTGGAGCAGTCGGTGATGGCTGGGGCTGGCACAACACAACAGAGATTGTGCCTGTAAGCAACGGAGACAGCGCTGTGCTAGCGCATGTTACTGTCTGGCATACATCGCCAGCAAATTCATTTGGCCCCTTCACAGGGTGCCGTAAGTTCTTTGATGCAGCTAAGGGTCGTATGGCTGAAGATGCACCGAAGATGGCTATTACTGATGGCCTAACCAAAGCACTGTCGCACATTGGCTGTGATGCTGACATCTTCTTAGGTAAGATGGATGGCAACAAGTATGATCAAGACAGTGGTAACAAAAGCAACGGATGGTAATTCTTGGGACACACTATATCCTAGTGGGTTTAAGAGCCTGAAGGGCGGCAGGTTTCCCAAGAACCGCCCACTAACTTTAAAACAGGAGCCAGAAGCATGGCAGATCAACAGTACGACGACACAAATAGAGGCGCAGCCTTCACACCATTTCCAACACAGCAAATGATCTTACAAGGTAAGGTCAATGTAGAAGGCGTAGATTCAAAAGTAGTTCTTGTCAAAGACCAAACCAAAGATGGGCGTGGCATTGTCGAGGTCTATCAAAAGATGGCGGTCATGTTTGACAACGACAAGAAAGGCAATGATGCAGCACCCGATTACTCTGGGCCAGTTGGTGAGGAGAAACGTATTGCTGGATGGAGACGCATGAAAGATGGTAAACCTTATATGTCTTTTCAAATAAGCGACAAACAACAAAGTCAACAAACTGCATCTTCCCCCTTGTCAGAAGATAGCATTCCGTTCTAAGCTAAATTAGTTCTCCAGAACTCGAGGGGCGTCCTGCCCTCCTCACAACTGCCTCACTTAACTCACCGCTTAAGTGGGGCTTTTTTTTACCCAAAGGAAACAGCATGGAAACATGGAAGCAAATAGAAACTCGGCATCGCCGTGAAAAAATAGAGCTAGTAAAAGCACTAGCAAAATCTCGTTGCACTCAAACACAAGCAGCAAAAATCCTTGACGTAAAGCTAACTGGATTGAATAATTTTATTCACCGCAACAACATATTCTGGCCTGTCGTAGAGCAAGGGAGAAAACAATTATGAATGAGAAGTTACTAGCTGCAATGCTTGAAGACGCAAAGCAAGTTAATAAAAGAGCCAAAGAAAGAGATGGCCAAAGCAGATTCTTAAAGCAAAACAATACCAATTATTATATGGGCGGCAAAGATGCCAAGCCAGAAACAAAAGAAATAATAAGACTAGCTTTAGAAGGTAAGAGCAGAGACTCCATATGCAGACGAATGTCCTTTATGGGATACACTCGCACCCTAACTTTAAAAACTTTATCTCGTCACGCAGATAAAATTAATAGCCTAAAGCATTAACTCAAAGTGAGGGCCGTCAATGAATGGCCTTCGCCCCTGACTTCTGCGTAAATCAACGTAAGCATTCATAGCCTCTTCCATAGTGCCATCCCATGTGCGGATGTCATCTATATGCCAAGCCGCTCCCCAGCGCACAGCTACACCAGCAGCTTCAGCACCTTCCTTCATAGCGTCAGCTAAATCGTCATACAAATTAAGCTCCCAAGAACCACGACCCTCAATGTAAGCCATCAGATCAACAGCTAATCCATCTAAATGCTTTGACTTCATAGTCTGACTAGCGCCCTTAGCTACTAACGCCTTCTGCATTTCAAGAGTACGCATGCCTTGAATAACACCAAAGTCTGTTTTTGTTGCAGTAATTGCAAACTTAACTACAGAAATCATGCGCTCATCTATGCCTTGCATTCGATCAAGACTCCGCTGCGATAATTTAAAACTCATTTCTTTAACCCCTTCATTGTACGGATTCCAAAGCTTGCAGCTATTGAAGCATACATTCCCCACTGCACCCAGAGCGGTGTAGTTTCTAAATTAGCAAACCCTTCAGCCATTACATCCTGCATCGAAGGAATAAAGTTCATGCAAAGAATAGCTACAAAAACTATAGTCCATAGCTCATCTTTCCAAGAATCCTTTGATGCCTCTATTGCTGACTGCTCCCAGTCCATTTCACCAGTAGCTTGCTTGAGTTTAATCTCTGCATTAGCCTTCTGAACAGCAGCCTTACCATCTAAATAGCTAGTAGCTAACCCACCAACTGCACCTATAATCTGACCAATCATTTCTCAGACCCTACCCATACCGCGAAAGCACCTGTTAGAGCGCCTGTAACCGTTGCTGTAAGCGCGGTAGCTTGAGTGCTGACCACATCCTGAGGCAAAGACATAAACCATTCTATAACACGAATATACATAATGGTCATAACTAACATCATAATCCGTGGCATTATTTTCCACGCTAATATTTTTTCCATAGCTATTGTCATCTCATTCCTTTCAGAAATTCAGTTAAGAAATACAGAACAGCAAAGCCGCCAAGGCTTAACGAAGCAATCACGCCCCAAGAAATATATTTAATTGTAGCAGCTATTTGTTTCTGCCTTTGCTCAGCCTCCTTCTTTCGCTGAACGCGCATCTTAGCCTCGAAAGCTAAGAAAGAATCCCAAGTGCCGGGCTTGCCATACAAACGACAAAGAGATTCTAATTCTTTTCGTTGTTCTTGTATCTGTTGCAGTGCAATAAACTCATCAAAGTCATCAGCAGACTTGCCCATAACCTTAGAGAACAAGCCATCTTTCTTACGATTGCCTCTAGCTTTTAAGTCTTCCTCTGCACCAACGAGATTCTTAAGAGGCGAAAGAAAATCACTAACCTCTTTGCCATTAGATACAAACTTTTTAATTGTTGAATAAGCTGCATTAGCTGCGGCTAACTCAGCTAACATGACTTAACTCATCATGTTCATTCGCAAAAGCAAAGCAATAATGAATGCACTTGTTGCAATCATAATAGCTTCAAGCCGCTTTACACGATTAAACAAATCTTTGAATTGGATATCCATCTCAGTCTTCATAGCTATTAACTGTTTCTCAACAGCATCAATTCTATTATGTGCCGAGGCAACAGTTTGCTTAGTCATGCTATATCATCCACAATTTCTATTTCTATGTATTTACTATTTGGATATGTCTGCACCCCGCCACCAGCAAAAGTAACTTGAATCTCACCTTCATAGCTTCCGACAGTATCTGTGTTAGCACCAATCCAAGTATACTGCACATCGCCTGTTGTTGCCCCAGTTATAGCAGCTGCTGCATCTACCTTAGCTGAAGACTCACCCAACTTTCTCATTTTAAATACAACAGTAGAGCCAGTTAAATCTGGAACACTACCATCACTATTAACTAGAGTGGCTGACAAGATGGGTCTTGTATCATTTTGCTTTATGTAAAATGTCATAACCTCAGTCCTTTTCCCTTAACTACAATAGTTTAAGCTACATTTGCAAACACTATATCATCGTGAATGATAACATCATTGAAACTTGTTGTTATTAAAACCTGAGAAGTAGAGCTGTAAATTATTGCTTCAGTAGCAACATCTATATCTGGATTGGCGACAATAGCCTTAATATAAACTAAAGAAGAATCCTGCCCTGTTAAGGCAAAACTACCAGCGTCTGCAAGAATTAACTTGCCATTTCTAAAGACAATGCTTTGACCAGTTAAAGCAAACGAACCCGCGCCAAAGCTTTCAGTTATAGATCTTTTAAGAGATACGTCTTGGCCTGTAAGAGCAAACGAACCGACATCAGCAACAAGCTTTACGTTAACAGCAATCGAAACATTTTTCCCTGTTAGGGTAAACGAACCAGTGCCAGCCGACAGCTTTACAGCTTTGTTTAAACCAACAGTCTGCCCTGATAATGCAAACGCGCCTGTTTCAAATATTTCCCCAATCAGGATACCAGCATCTTGACCTGTAAGAGTAAAAGATCCTGTATTGCCAGATATCTTTGCGGCTTTATTTAACTCAACAGTTTGACCAGTAAGAGCAAAACTTCCAGCATCCGCTGTTAAGTTATATGCAACAGCTGCAACAGCCCCAATATCCGCTAGTGGGGCAGACGCTAGTGGGCTGAAACCTAGCATGTGTTACTCCTACGGTTTAGTCGGCCAAGTTACGTTTGTCGGGAAGCCAGCCTGACTTGTGACATCCCTTAGTGCTTGACGGTA